TGAATATAAAAATTTAAGTGCCACACCCGATTTGTCACCTGTGTTTTGAGATTCTGGATTAACTCCTTGACCAAAGATAATTATATTCTTTTCCAATCTATCAAGAAGCTCCTTTTTAGCTTCAACTGGTATATTTATCTCTAGTTTATCAACTCCACCTCCACCATCTACTTTAATTGATTTATAGTATCTTATATTATCTATAAACTCTTGTAGACTTGTTCCTGGATATTCTTTTAATACATAAATAACCTCTTGTATTTCATCTAAGTTATCTGCTAGTGTAGAAATATTATTGTCATATATATCTATTAATGATTTATAGAAAGTTAAATCTGAGACACACTTTTCATTATTTTTAAAAGGTATAAATGGAACTTTACCCCATCCCTGTTCTTTGTTATTTATTCTAAAATGACCTTCTTGTATATCAGTCATTTTTCCGTATTCATCATATAAAAATTCTTGAATAAAACTATTACCTCTTTCAATAAAGTAAGTTACGTCATTTTCTGTGTAGTACTCAACTCTTTTTATTTTATTTCCATCTATATCTTCAATATAATAAAACCTAATAAATGCAACTAATTCCCTCTGTCTTTTACTATCCCAAATAGGAATTGCTTCTTCAGCTGGAATTATTACATATTTAAACTCACCTTTTCTATTAATATATGGATGTAACCATTCAACCCCTTTATTACTAGCATTGAGATATAGTTCTGTTATTGTATCGTCAAACTCTTCTCCTAGTAAGTCATTTAAAAGCTTAGTGAGATTATCATCATCTGCATTAAATACTATGGGATTTCCGACACTATAGCCTACCTTTTGGTCAACTAAAAGCTTATGGTAGTTGTTAATTGCTTTATTATTAACTTTAGTAAAATCATCAACCTTAGCTCCATCTAAGAGATAATATCTTCTCTTATTGTTTACATCAGTATTACCATAATAGTATTCTTCTCCTTGTTTATATTTTTCTGGCCTATGCTTTAAGATGTAGTGTTCTATGACTTTTACTAGGTTAAAGGTGCTCTCTTTTTTTAACTGAACTTTTATTAAATCTGTTTCACTTATATAAATATTTAACACCTCCTTTACTTTAAGAAGCTTATTCCATTATTTTTAAGCTTATTATCTATAGAATATCTAAGAGCAGCCATTGCATCATCCATAAACTCAACTGGTTCATCAAGATATAATCCAGTTCTTTCGTCTTGTTTCCATTTCCATTGTTGTATTTCTTTTATGGTATTAGTGCAACTAGGATGTACATGTATTCTTAATTGTTTCAAATAATCTATTTGAGCTTTAACACTTCCTGGTCCTTTTTTAACTCCTTTAGCTTTATATCCTGCACTCTTCCACATCTTAATTCTATCTGGTTCAGCACTATCACAGTACATAAATAGATTCTTTTCTAAACCTTTATTATTTGCAATCTTTATGATTTCTGAGGTATCCATTTCATGTACATATATTTCGTTACATATATATAATTCTCCATCCTTAAAGCCAATTCTAAGTACTACATTTGCATGGTTAAATCCAAAGTCTTGTGATAACCTCATATTGTCAAAATACTCAAATTCTGTAGGAAATTCATGTATAACATAATTTTTAAGTATTGCTCCACCAGTTTCTCCCCATTCTCCAAGACCATAGACTTTGTACCCTTCTGGGTCTTGCTCTTTTCTCATTTGCATTCTTCTGTAGTAAGCCTCATCTATGAATCTATTTTGTAGATAAGTACTATGATGAGTAAATATATCATCATTTTTATAGTCAAAATACTTTCTTTTTATCCAATGAGTAGCTGAGACTGGATTAAATGTAAATGTCATTTGATAGTATAGGTTAGGATTAGTTAAAATACCTCTTAAACGGTCATCTAGTATGTCTATGTCACTTTCCATAAGTTCTGTAGCTTCTTCACACCAAACCCATGTTAATTTTCCTTTCGAGAAGTTAATTGATTTTAATTTTTCTCTTTGTTTTGCATCATTAACTCCTCTGAAAATTATAGAGTTACCAGTAACTTTACTCTTAATTTCTAAAGGATTTAAAGTAGTTTTCCAATACTTATCAGCTTGTTTACCATAAATACGATTTATAGCTCCTGTAAGCTCTGCATACGTTGAATACTTATGTGTAGCTTCTGACTTTCTAACTACTAATAGATTAGCTCCTTGATACTTCTTATCTCCTAACTTTAGTATATAGTCTTGTGCTACATTAACAGATTTTCCACTCCCTGCTGAACCTTTCATTGCTCTGTATCTTTTTTTAGTAAAATTGGCTTCCTTGAAATCTGGATTAAAATTTACTCTAACTATCATTTCTATCACCATAATCTACACTTATTTTCAACTCATCATCTCCAATATCATCTTTACTTAGGTTATCAACTTCACATTTCAACTTCTCAACTCTATTTTTCTGCTCCTCTGTAGCCAAATTCCAATCCTTATGAATCATTTCATCATACTGTTTAATTAAACTTCTAAGTTCACTCATAGCCCTACTCTGTGCATTAAGAAAAGATGCTTGTCTATCCCATGCAAATTGAAATTCATACTCTATCTTCTCACCATTTTCTGTGCTTTCATATTTCTTTAATTCTTTAACCATTTCTTCCTTGCCTTTAACATACATTATCTTCTGTGCTCTTATTATTGCTGCGTATTGAATTGTTATCTGTTCCCAAAGAATATCAAATTTATCTTTTATAGATATTTCTTGTATCAATTCCCTAGTTTCTTCGGGTAGATATTTTGAGAAGAAACCAAACTTTTCAGCGTTCTTATTCTCTTTTGGAGCACCATGACCAACTGAATTTTTATTAGAAAAGGGTGCACCTCTTTTATTTATAGGTGCACCCTTCTTTTTTTCACTAGCCCAGTTGTATCTTTTTATCCATGACTTTAAAGTGTTTAAGCTAATGTCATACTTTGATGATATTTCCTTTTGTTTCATTCCTTTTAAGTAATCTTGTTTTACCTTTTCTTTGACATCTTGCACATCACCACCTCTTTATTTGTTTGTTTTGGGAATAAAAAAAACAATCCTATTTAATAGGATTGTTTCAAATCTAGTCTCCTCTATCCTTCCAGGATAAATGAAACATACTTATTATTAATGTAGTTAGAGATAAAATTATATGAACTGTAAAAAATATTAAAACATAGAAAATTATATTAGAATAATATCGAGTAAGCATTATTGTATTGATAAAACATATTACAACAACCAAAATCTCCATTATTACAGTATAATATGCTTTTAACTGTATGAATTGAAAGTATGATATATTAAATCCATTTACCTTTCTTTCTGTTTTTATATCTTTTGCTTCTGATATTGATTTGTTATATGTAGTAAACAATAATGTAATAATGCAAACTCCAAAAGCTACTAATAGTCCTGACAAAGTTAGTACATCTTTGTTTAAAGAAATTACAACTTCTTTATTAATTGACGAATTAAAAAACATGTATGAAATAATACATATTAATACTGGTGTTAAAACTAACTCTACTACTTCTTTAGAATTTATAGCCTTGTAATAATTGAGTAAGATATTTAATACCTTTTTATACATTTTAACACCTCCTTCGCAATCTATGCTTCACTCATAGCAACTTCTTGATACATTAAATTAAAAAAAACTGAATTATTCTCAATTAAATCATCTATCAAATTATTCATCTTATCAAAAATGTCTTCACTATCTATATGATTATCTATATCAAGAGAAACCTCTATTTCTCTACACAACTTTATACCCTCAGTATCCAACTTTAATTTTCTCTTGTTTTTCTCTCCCTCAATTATTATCCTATTTATTTTTTTATTTCTAAATTCCTCTCCTTTAATATATTTTTCGCAACATCTTTTAACTTCACTAGGTAAATATCTAGTTCTAAATGTGGGCTTATATATCAAATCGTTATGTCGTCTTGAATTATTTAAATTAGAAAACAAATTATCTTCATCAGTTCCAAACTTCTCTCTATCAACATTTAAAGTTATTTTTGAAACACCATCTAAATCTAATATTTGTTCTATAAAATCTTTACTTGCTATTTGTGTAATATTAATTGATGTTTTTGACATATTATTATCAAATTTATTATTTTCAATCATATCCTCATAATATAGATGTAAGTTTTTACTTAGTTCAATCATAGGAACCCCCACAAAAACTCTTTCAAATAATACTACTGCTATATTATTTTCCTTCATAAATTTAATAAATAGGTGCTGCTTATTGCTATCTCCTTGATCCATTTTTTTATTACCCTCTACTTCTTTAGTATGAGCATTTATAATATTTGTATTCTGATTGTATTTAGTATATTCAAGTTTCACCTTGATTATTAAATCATCCTCGCTACATTTTACTTCTGTAATCCAAAACTTTTTATCTTTAGTAATATTAATTCCATTTTTGTTTTCTTTACAATATTCTTTATCCTTAAAGAAGGTCTTTATTACCTCTTTTAAAATTTCTTCATCTGAATAGACACTCCCATTAATTTTATTTATAATATCTATTCTATAAACATCAATATATCTTTTTTTAAAATTACTCATTATACCATTATTCCTTTCACAAATATTTATAATGATATAATTCTATATAATCAGTCAATATCCTTCAATAATCATTCGACAACCACAAAATAAGTCTAAATAATACTTTTACCTTATTCCTGTCTATAATGTACAAATATATTTCATTTTTAATTCATTACATAAAAAAAAGACCCTCTATTAATACAGTCATTTAAATCATTTCTATTAATTCTTTAATTTTTTATATACCTCTTTATAATTCATACCTTTATCTATCAACCTAGGTGATTTCATAGATATAACTCTTTCAAGTGCTTGTATTAATAAACAAACTCTTGTATTTCATCTGTAAAATCTTTTCTGATATTTTTACCTTCTGTTCTTATATCCAGCCATTCTTGATCTTTTTCTGTGGCAATATAGTAACCATGTATTCTAATTTGTTTAAGTGCTTTTGTAACCCACTTCGTAAATAGTTTTGCTTCTGCTTTATTACTTCTAAATGACATATTGTACACAGCTTCTTCTGTAACAAAAGTAGTACCAAAGTTAGGCAATTTATCTTTAAAGTTTCTAGTGTAGGAATCTCCGACAGTAGACTCATTAATTTCTTTTTATATTCTCTATCTATATTTCTTAATGTATCACTAATATTTACTATGCCTAGTTCCTTTCCTACGTCATTTGCATTAAATCAAACTTCTTCTCCATTTTTTGACCATATCATCCTTACATTTTTCTCTTGTAAAATTTTCAACATACTACTACCTCCTAAATTAGTTATTAATAAAGAATATTCAATTTGAACACCCTTATTTTCGACCCTTCAATATGAGGGATTAAAATTGTATAAAAAAAGACCTAGAAATCACTCTAAGTCATGAATTACTCATTTATCATTCTCCTTCGTTTAAAAAAGAAAAAGACTAAGTCGGGGTAGCTTAGTCTTTTTAAAGGGGGAATATATTATACACTTGTTTCATACTATCATTATAACTTATATAAAATAACAATAAAATATCATCATTTTATCACAGTTTTATTTTTAGACCATCTACTCCAAATAGGTATATTCCAAGTTCTTTAACCATTTCATTTACCCAACGTCTTACTGTTGCTACTCCACAATGTAAAAGCTCTGCTATATCCTCATATGTCTTTTCTTTAAAAAAATATAACTCTAAGGCTTTGTATTTTTCTAAGGACTGCAACTTATTTTGTGTTACTTTTAATGTTTCTAATGCCATATCTATATGTGCTACCATAATTAAGGTTTTTGCCTTACTTCTTTTGATACTTAATATATATAAATCCTCTATATCTAGACATAATAAATCATCATAATCACTTTTAACATCTTCAATGTCACTAATAGAATTTGCAATATGACTTTTTAAATCGTTATAGTGCTTTAACAAAAGCTTAGTATTATGAAAGACTTCTCTTTTTTTATTTTCTTTTTCTTCTTTTCTTAACTCTCTTACAATTTCTTTTATACTTTCTTTATCCACTTAAATCACTCCTTCTTGCTCTCTTCGAACAACTTCTACTGCAATACTTAACTTTAGATTTATCCAACTTATAAAATCTTCTACCACACCAAGCACATCTTACTATTTTACCTGGGCTTATAAGTTCCATCTTTTCTTTTTACTTTCATACCTTCACTCCCTATATTCTTTTAATTTCGCTTTGACTGCTTCAAGTAATGCACTTTGCCCTTTATCCTTATTCTCTAGAGCTTCCATTACTTGTTCATCTATGGTTCCTTTACAGATTAGATGATGGATAATAACAGTTTCCCTTTGACCCTGTCTATAAAGCCTTGCATTAGCTTGTTGATACAGTTCTAAGCTCCAAGTTAATCCAAACCAAACAATTATACTTCCACCTGATTGTAAATTAAGTCCATGTCCTGTACTTGCTGGATGACAAAGTAATAATTGTATTCTTCCATTATTCCAATCATATATATCTTTTGAGTTTTCTATTGTTCTTGGTTTCAAACTCTTAAACTCTTTCATTAAACGATTATAATCATGTTTATAGTTATAAAAAACTATAATAGGCTTACCATTTGAAACATCTATAATTTCTTTTAAAGCTTCTAATTTTTCTCTATGGAGTTCCTTTACATTTTTATCATTATCATAAATTGCTCCATTAGCTAATTGTAAAAGTTTATTTGCTGCTACAGCTGCTGATGAAGCTGTTATTATATCTTTTTCTAATTCTAATATCTTCTCTTTTTCTAATTCTTTGTAATATTTAAGTATTTTACTATCAAGGTGTATTTCAATTTTATTATCTATTTTTCTAGGCATATTCAAATAATCTTCTGCTTTTAAGCTTATACAAATATCTTTTATTTTATTATGTATTGCATTTTCTGCTCCATCTTTAGGCTGCCAATTATATATAGCTCCTGTTTGATAATTTTTTTGTCCTGGCTCAAAGTATCGTTCTTTATATCCTGTAATAGTTTTACCTAGTCTTTCACCTCTATCAAGTAAGTACATCTGTGCCCATAAGTCTATTAAACTATTTGGTGTTGGTGTACCAGTAAGCCCAACTACTCTTTTAGTTAAAGGCAATACTTTCTTTAAACTTTTAAATCGTTGTGCTTTATTTGATTTAAAAGAACTAAGTTCATCTATCACAACCATATCAAATGGCCATTTTCTTTTATAAAAATCCACTATCCAGGGTACCATTTCTCTATTTATTATATAAATATCTGAGTCTGTACTTAAAGCTCTCACTCTATCTAATTTACTACCAAGAACTTTAGATACTTTTAGATGCTTTAGATGTTCCCATTTTTTTACTTCACTACTCCAGGTATCTCTTGCAACTCTTAAAGGTGCTATAACTAAAACTTTTGATATATCAAAGTAATCATACATTAATTCACTTATAGCTGTTAGAGTACAGACTGTTTTACCTAATCCCATATCTAATAATAAACCTATATTATTATTATCTATAGTTTTTCTAATTGTGTATTCTTGGTATGGATGTGGTTTAAATTCCATCCCTTAACCTCCTTGATAAAATCATCTATCTCTTTTAATGTGCTTACACACTTAACTTTAAATCCTAATTCTCTTAATTCTCGCATTTTATATTGTTGAAGCTTCCTTAGTTTTTTACCTGGTGCTTTAAGTTCTACAAATATAACATGTCCTTCTGGTAATAAGACAATCCTATCTGGCACACCTGCCTCCCCTGGTGAAATAAACTTCATAGCCTTTCCACCTAACAACTCAATCTCTTTTTTAAGTCTTTTTTCTATTTTTGATTCTAACAAAATATCACTTCCTTAAATTTAAGTGTTACCAATGTTACCACGCTTTGTCTATATATACATATATACGTATTAGGCATGTATATATGTATACGTATATGTCTAATATTACTTATACTACTTTATATATAATTTTTGGTAACATTGGTAACATTACACTTGTATATATTCAAATCAATGCATTGTAAATGTTACCAAGAGGTGTTACCAAAGTCATTTTTTTGGTAACATTGGTAACATCTCTGAAAATTAATATTTCTTATATAAATGATTATATTTTATACTTTGGTAACACTACTTTTTTCGTATAAAAGCTCTTTGAGAACCATATATTTTTCCAAATCTTAATCTTTTATCATATCTCTCCCATCCATCCAATCCTTTTAATATATCATTAATTTCTCTTGATAAGATAGGCGTGAGTTGTTTAGGTTCTCCATTAAATAGCTCAACCCATATCTCCATAACACACGTTTTTTCTCTTAATATTGTCCCTTCTTTTAAATCACCAAAATCTGAACCATGGATATATTCTCTCTTTTCTGAAATACTTAAATCATACCAATTCTTAGTAATAGGTTTATTTAGATACTCTTCGATAATTCCAGATTTAGCATTTTCTTCTGAGTGAGTTCTTTGTTGTCTTTCAGCTTCTTTTTTCTCCTCATCTGATAGATATAGCTGTTCATTGGCTTTATATAATTCTACTGCTTCTGCCCAAATTTGATTTCTTTCATTATCAAGTTGGCCATTAAATATACTCTTGTTAATCTTCTTTACTCCTGTATCTATTGGCCAAAACCTTCTATTCCCAGTCTTATCTCTTAAAAATTCTTTATCATTAGTTGTTCCTATAACTACACATTGACGTAAAAATCTTGAGGTTCTCTTCCCATATGCGACCCTATATATATCCTCTGATTTGCTTAGAAAATGCTTAACTGCCTCAATATCTGCTTTTTTAGTAGCCATCATTTCACCCATTTCCAGCAACCATACTCCTTGTAATTGTTCATACGCTTCTTTACCTTGTACAGTAGTTAAACTATCAGAATACCAGTCTCCACCAAGTTTTTTAATAAAAGTACTTTTTCCCATTCCTTGAGGACCAGATAAAACCATCATATTATCAAACTTTATTCCTGGATTAAATACTCTTGCTACTGCTGCTACTAAAACTTTTCTTATTATAGTCCTTGTATAGTGGTTATCTTCTGCACCTAAATAGTCAATTAAAAGTGTATCCACTCTCTTAATGCCATCCCACTTTAAAGAATTTAAATAATCTTTTATAGGATGAAAAGTATTATTTTCAAAAGCAATTATTAGAGCATCATTTACTTTTGATGGTGATGAGATATTGTAAATTGTTTCTATATGATGTCTAAGCCCAGAATCATCACTATCATTCCAATCATTTAATTTATCATCTTTTCTCCAAGGTAACTTACCTAAAACGACAGCTCTATTTGAAAATTCATTATAAGCTATTTTTCCTTTCAAATATGGGTCATTTTCTATAAACATTAAGATATTGTTTGTTGTTTTCTTATAACTTCCCTTATTGTCATAATCTAACCTAGTTAACCATTCATCATCTTCAAAATCTATATCACCAAAATCATCCTTAGCTTTATCAAGGTTTTCTCTTCCTATAGTCTTTCGTACTTTAGTGTCACTGCTTGCAAATTCGCTCATTCGAGTAAATGAAGGTAATCTATTTACAGGCGTTTCGGGTTTAGCATCTTCATCAAGTTCACCAAATTTATGTATCCTAACTAAATCAAAAGCATTGCATAAAATTCCGCTTGCTGGGTCTGTACCATGATGACTATATGAAAACTTGTCATCATAAATAACTACTCCACCACTTGTACTACCTTCTGAATATGTATACCTGGTTTCATCAATACCAGGAATATATACTTCATTTAAGAAAGTTTCTATAGTTTCTTTTATACTATAGGACCTGCAAAATGCACCTATAATTCCAGCCTTTTCAATAGGGTCTTGTTGTTTTTTTAATTGTGTATTAAACTTTTGCCTCTCCCTCGAACTTTCTGGCCAATAGCTTACATCTGTCCAGTCTAAATATAAATCTAGTATTTCATTTGGGTTTAAAAACTCTCCATCTTGAAATTTAAATATATAGTCTCCATCAATTGAAGTACTTGGAAAATACATAAGTCTATGAGGTTGATATGTAGTATCATCAAACATATCTATTCCTATAGTATCTGCTATCATCCTGGAAATTGCTTGATATTCTTCTGGTAGTACTGGTCTAGTTAAAGGTATTACAAGTCTATATCTGGGATTATTCTCAGTATGTGAGTGCGTAGAATACATAAGACAAGCATAATCATTTAATAATGTTATATCCTCCCATATATCTTTATTCGCATAATCTATATCTAAAGTTATAATACTTCTATTTGCAATATTCTCTGCTTTTCGTCTTCCATTTTTTAAGCTTCCACCTACAAATCCACCAACATCTTTAACTCTATCTTTTTCAGTCTTTGACATCTTCCTATATTCTGTATATGTTTCTTGAGTTCTTAATGTTTTACTTAATCTATTTACAAGTTCGGACCATAAAATACTTTTATTTTTCCAATGTGTTTCTAATTTATTTTTTCCTATGGCCAGCATGAGTTGGCCATCATGTCTTACATTTATGTGTTCAATTTCACTGGCCTTTATATCCATAAATCAATCACCTAGTCTTTCTTATAATAATCACATTCATATCCATCTGCTTTAAGAGGAAGACCTTTAGCCCAAGATATTTCTTTTCCCATAATACTGTTAACTTCTTCTAAAGAACCTCCTTTTTTATCTACATCAATTACAAGCTCATCATGTATATGCATTACAATGTCATAACCTGCATCTGTCACATTAAACATAGCATCTCTTAAGCAATCTCTAGCTGTAGCTTGGACAATATTCTCAACTAATTTAGGTCCATAAGTATCTATTCTTTTCCATTGTTTACTTGTCTGTTCCATACCTTCATATGTTATCTTATCCCCACTAAATGTAGTATGAGGCTCTATCTTAGGTCTTAGATATGATAATCTTCTACCACTTGGTAGTTCTATAAATAAAACTCCTGGATTATAAATAAATTTAATCCCATGTTGGAGTTTTACTATAGTCCTATCTTTTATGGCTTTTTTAGCTGCCTTATCTACATCCCACCAAAACTTAGTTATATTTGGATTAGCATTTCTCCATGCAGTAACAATAGGTTGAAGCTCTTCTTCTTTAAGCCCCATTTTAATAGCCCCCATAGAAATTAAAGCCCCTACACTTCCGCCATATCCATTTGATAATTCTGCTAGCTTTCCTTTTTGTCTAAGTTCAGAACCTTTTTTAATATTTTCGATTGGAATTTTAAACATCTGACTGGCACTAGCTTCATATATTTTTCCATGAGAATTAAACACATCCAGTCTCCACTTCTCACCTGCAAGCCAAGCTATAACCCTAGCTTCTATTGCACTAAAATCTGACACTATAAATCTATGACCTTCACTTGGTATAAAAGCTGTCCTTATCAATTGACTTAAGACATCTGGTACACTATCATATAAAAGCTCTATTAAATCAAAATCTCCTTCTTTTAATAGGTTTCTAGCTAGGTCTAAATCCTCTATATGATTTTGTGGTAAATTCTGTACTTGTACTAATCTTCCTGCCCATCTACCAGTCCTATTAGCCCCATAAAACTGTAGTAGACCTCTTACTCTATTGTCATTACCTTTAGCTAATTTCATAGCCTCATATTTCTTTATAGAAGTTTTGGACATTAATTTTCTAAGTTCTAAAATTCTAACTACATTTTCATCATCAACTTGTTTTAATATTTCTGGAATACTTTCTTTTGTTAGGCTTGTAATCTCAAAGCCAACTTTATCACTTAACCATTTTTTTAATTGAGTTAGACTATTTGGATTATTTAGACCAGTTATTTTAATTGCTTCTTTTGTAAGTTTTTCAGTATATCTTTTATCACATTCTATTGCATTCTCTATTAACTCTGTATCCACTTTAATACCAGTATCATTAATTCTCTGGTCTAAATACCATAATTTAATTTCTCTTTCGGTAGTCTTATACTTACTAAGTTTGTTTCTTATTTCTCTTTCAACTACAACATCTTGTTTACAATATTCTTTAAATTTATTCCATTTTTCCATATCATGTATTGGTAAATTTCTAGTTCTTCCCTTGTTAACTTTTGTAGCCTTACAAGGTTTACAGAAATATTGTATTAATGCTTTACCTTCTTTCATTTTCTGTTTATCTTCATTAAACTTTAAAGCCTTAGACACACTATCTAAACTTCCTGGAAGTCCTAGTGTTAACGCCTTTATCATTGTACATGACCACTTATTTGGTTTTAAATTAATATTTAAAAATTTACTTATTGCTGTTCTTTCAAAATTAGCATTAAATGCTGATTTTATAACTTTATTATCATTTAAAGCTTCTATTACTTCTTTTGGTAACTCTTCATCATTTACTAAATCAATAACTTTTACCTCTTCATTATCAAAAGCATAGGCAAATAACAGTATCTCAAAATTAGCAGAGTCTACATATCTGTAGACTCCAACTTTTTTTATATCTAAATCACTATATGTTTCTATATCAATTGATAAGGTCCTCATTAACTTAAGAAGTCCTCTTCTTCATCTTCATATTCAAAGTCATCTGAGAAATCTGCTTCTGCACTAGCTCTAGCTCCTCCAAGTACTTCTCCATCTGCTAACTTTTGAACATTTTGTAAGCCACAACCTATTCCTTTATTTCCTGCACTATTATATGGGAAAAAGTTTATACTAACTCTTCCATAACAACCACTATATACCTCTGTATTATCTAATATTTCATTTAAGTCTTTATCAACTATTCCTGGCTTTTGAGTACTATTTGCATTTAAAAAATACATTCCTACATATTCCTCTGCTTCATCAGCTCTTTCTGCATCTCCATCACGAAGAGGTGTTTTTAAATTACCTGGTAATTTTCCACCCCATTTAGAAGTTTTACCTTGTTCTTTAGCTGCATCAATAGCCTTCTTTATTCTTCCTAAAGTCACCTTATCTGATTTTGGTATTAAAATACAAACTGAATACTTGGGCTCTGCACCTTCTACCATTGCTCTGCTTTTAAAGATATTGCAATAACTTAATCTTACCTTTCCTGTTACTACCTTTGTTGATTGTACTGAATTACTCATAATTTTCTTCCTCCTAATATTTTTATATTTGGTATATTGATTTTATATTTGAAGTTATTTCTCCAAATTTATCTAAATCTCTAACTTGCTTACTAAACAATTTAATTCTTCCACAAATAACTGTTGAAGAAACATTTAATAACTCTCCTATATCAGATATCTTTTTATCTTGTAAAATCCAATCTACTATTTTATCAATATCTTTTAAATATGACTTTCTTGCAATTTTTCTTATATAATCAACATCATAGTTAAATTGAATTTCATAAAATCCATGTATATCTTTTAATGGTCTTTTACTATCTTCAAATACACTTACATCTAAACCTTCTATAGAGTTTCTATAATGTTTTTCGCCATAACGCAAAGCTTTAAACATTTCTATTCTTATGTAAGAAACAGCCACTGTAGAAAACTTGCCTCTGTTACTATCATAATTTAATGCTGCTTTATATAACCCAATACATCCTTCTTGATAAAACTCTTCATATAAGTATGGATGTTGCTCTACATAAGACTTAAAAAATCTATTTATACTAAAATGTACAAGATTCAAATTATTTTCAACTAGTTTAGTTATTTCTTGATTACTCATAAAATTATATCCCCTTTTAAATCTTTTTATAGCTACTAGGAATTAAATATTTTTAAATATCCTTTGCTCTTATTGATACAAAGCATACTGGACTAACTTTTATATGTTCTGGTATATACACTCTATCAAGATGATTGTCATTTACTTCGAGGAAAGTTGACATCACTTTATCCTTTATTAAACTTTCTCTTTTAAAATCCATCACTGTAACTTTTGCATTTTCTTCAGTTGAGTTATATTCTGTAATATTTAGTCTCTTTAACATATCTAGTAAATTATCTTTTTCATAATCTAAATCTTTTTCGATACTCTTTTTTCTCTCCTTTAAATCTAAAATTATACTTATGCTTTCATCTAATTTATCTTTTATACCTGCATCTAATGGCATGTAATATCTCCCCATTTATATTTCAAAATCTTTTTTCGCTGAATCTATACTATTAATTTCTGACCTTTTATCACTTTCTACTACTAAAGTAGCTTTTCCAACTGGTTTTATAATTAAATCACTTAGTAGTTTAGCAAAACTCTTTTTACCTATAGCTTTCTCCATATCACTAATTCCTTTTAAGGTCCTTGGCTTATAAATTTTTTCTTCATCATAATCTGAATTTAATAAAACCTTAGCAACTTCTTGCTCATCTACATACTTTCTATTACTTCTGCCTTCTACAAGCTTATATCCTGGATATTTAACACCATGCTTTTCAGCTTGTTCTAGTGCATAACTTTGAACATCCTTTAACCAATCTTGTATATTCTTAGCAAAACCTAAAATATCTGCTATCTCATATTTATTAAGAGCAAATGTGTCAGCAAAATCATATTTTCTAGCTAGTTTAAGGTTATCCTCAGCTCTTTTTCTGCAATCATTTTTAGCTCTACAAAATCCACAATGACTACCACTTACAAACTCTCCTTCACCATTAAAAGCCATTTGAGCCTTCTTCTTAACATTATCTGCCCATGTAAGTAATTTAGTAACTTCTATTTCTTCACTTGATATGTTATCAAGTCTAGGTTGAATTATTGTTGTTTTAATTAAATCAATATCGTATAGCATTTCAAACTGATTATATGCCCCTAAACCATATAGTCTAAGTTGAGGATTCTCTATAGCTGAAACTTCTAAACCTTTTCCATACTTTAGGTCTATAACTTGAAGTATACCATCAGATATTACAACAACGTCTCCTGTTCCAAATCCTTCTGGAACCCACTCACTAAAATCGAGTCTTTCTTCTAACATCACTATTACATCATCACATATAGCTTTACTATCATTTACTAATTCAACTACATTCTCAACATAAGATTGTATATAGTCCTCCATTTCAGAGTTATAATACCCACTTTTCTGTATCTTTTTAATTCTTGCATTATATGCCTTTTTACTTATTTTTTCATACTCTAGCATTAATTTAACTTCTGCTAATTCATGTGCAACTGTTCCTTCTTCTGCATATATACTAGTTGATGGTGGATAGTTTTCTTCTAATTTTATACTAGGAGTGCAGTGAAGCCATCTATGGGCTCCACTTGCACTAAGTCTTGCATGTTGTAATGGCATTTATGTACCCCCTATAAACTTTCTAATTTGTTCATAAAAGCTGAATAATCTTCTTCTTTTACTTCACTTAACTTACTAGCTCCAAACTCACCAAATAACTCCTTAAGCTTATCCTTCTTACCTGCCTTACTTACTTGTGCTGCCTTAGTTCTTACCTCTTCTTTTGTGTATTTAACTTCACTAGTTGTATTTTCATTATTCTTTTCTATTTCTTCCTTTGCTTCTGCTATTTCTTCTTTAACGTCTTCTTTTACTTCTACCTTTTTAATCTTTTCAGCTTTTTTAACTTCAACTTTCTTCTCTTCTTTCATATCTGTTATATTTATAGGTTCTATCTGCATTGCTTTTCCTAGATTAAGACCTCCTAAAGCATTCGCCACTACTAATAGTGCATTTGTAAATTCTGGTGCTTCTACTTTAACTTTTACATTTACATTAACTTCAACCATTTTAAATATCTCCTTTTTATGTTATACTTTACTTGTGTTATATTTTATTTTTTATTTTTTTGTGTGTTGGTTATTTTACCAACACTTTTTTATTTAATATTCCAACCGATATTTTCTTACCAGTTTTAATATCTTTAAATACTATATCTGCTATAACTTTTCCATCTTTTTTAAGAGTTACTACATTCTTATTATTAGTATCAAGACTCAGCAATTTCATCCCCCCTCTCTACTGCTTTTAAAAGTTCATCCAAATTTTTACCTTGATTTCTTTCAATAAAATCATCAACTTCATATCTTGAAATTTTTCTACCATCACCTCTAACTAGTGATTTTATCAAACCTGTGCTTACTAACCTACGCATAAAAGCTGTATCTAACTTTAAAATTCCCCTTGCTTCTTCTACTGTTATTAGATAATTTGGATAACCTCTTTTTATTAAAACAACTATATCTTTAGGCTCCAGTACCTTTACCTTTTGTTCAATAGTTTGACTCTTAACTCTATCTGCCTCTTGTTTACTTATCTCTATTTCTATTAAGCTTTTTAAGCTATCACTAAATTGTTTTGTTATGCTTTCAGAAATATCCATGTGAAAATGCTCTCCCCTCTTTTCAATTATTTATCTTCCAACCAATTCGTCTAATGTAATATCTAAATAATCAGCTAATTTTATTAGAGTATCTATAGTTGGATTAGAACTTTTATTTCTCAGTAATTTATATAAACCACTTACATCTATATCCAATTCTTTTGCCAATTTATAAGGTTTTATATCTCTTTTTCTTAGTATTTGCTTTATATTGTCGCCTATTAACATTGTATTCACCTCAGTTCTACATGGTATAATATAAACATGGAATAAATTCCAAAATTTTCAAAAGGATGGTGTATTATGCAGTTTTCAAACAATATATCTAAAGAATTACAAGAAAGTATAAGAAAGACAGTCTCTGATACTTCTAACACAGAGTATTTTTACTATGCTGAATTTCAATATAAAATTATTCTTAAATCTATAGAGGAATTTGAAAAAGAACTTGATGATGAACATGAAATTGCACTAAAATTGACTAACTTTGGAAAAGATGTATTAATGATTGTTGAAGAAGTAGGTTATCATAACCCTTGTCTAATTCACTACTACGGCATAGTAAATGGAGTTTATTCTGAAATTCTTCAACACACATCACAGATAAACTTTATGATAACTTCAGTAAAGAAAACTGACCCTTCAAAACCTGCTAGAAGAATAGGTTTTATATTGTAATTATCATTCTTATTTTCTGATTCTTTCTTTAGTAATTTCACTAATTTTTCTTTTTTCACTTTTATTCATCTCATGTAAATACAAAACTATACATTGGTACATATAATCTATAAAATCACTATTTGATTGAGCTGTTATCTGACTAAATAACTGTGCTTGCAATTGATTTTCAAGCATGGTTATTCTTTTCTCTATTTCTTCTATTTTCTTATTTTCCAATTCAATCTCTCCTTTCCAAAATATTCTGTATTTAGTTTTCAAAGTACTAACCTAATATTGAAGTTTGATAACTATATTCTTTTTCTATATCTGGTAATATGTTATTTGTTTTCAATAAATCATATAAAAACAATCTACCTTTTTGAGTCCACTTAGTTGTCATTTTTACATCAGGCATTCCATTACTTCTAGTTATGTCTATTGTTTCTGAATGAGTGTATCCCTTCCCTTGATGTTGTTTATATAAAAGCCATTGTCCACTTTGTTTATATTGAATCCCTCTTTCATGAAGTATTTTATTCATTTCTTTTCCACTCATTCCATAGTCTTTTGCTATTTGAGTTATAGTGACTAGACCTTTGTTTTTAAGTATCATATCTGTATAATCTGCCTTTGGTTTTAGTTCTTTTATTACTTTTTCTTTCATTTTACTTTCTAGTTGTAATTTCTCATTTACTTCTACTTGTTCTATAAGGTGTTGTAATGCTTCTTTATATGTAGTTGGTAGTTTAGGTTGTGGTCCATTTTTTAATACTTGCTCCATTTCTTCAAACTTAGCCACATAAATAGCAGTAAATATAATGCCTTTTTCCCCAGTCATTTTATTCGCAACCATATCACAACCTTTTTTAGTCAATAGATAACAAGGATATTTCTGATTATTTTCATTCTTATAAGTGCTTTCAATAAAAAAATCATCAGTGTGCAATTTTGCACTCTGCTCTAATACACTTATATATCCTCTTATACTTCTTAATAATTGGTTATGGTCTTTTTCTATTAATTCTGCTACCTCTCTACTCTCAACTAAATATTTATTGTTTTGCTTGATAATTGTTAAGTTATTCATACTTATTCCTCGCTTTCTATATTAAATTTATTTTCTTTTTTAATTTTCTCAACAAAATCCCAACAAGCATCTATGATAATAGAATTCTTACTTTTTCCACATTTTTTAGCTATTTTCTGCACATCTTGATTTAATTTTGGTACAAGTCTTACTGTCATTCTTACTTTTTCCATTCTTATTCCTCCTCTCTTTATGACACCGTTTCACTGTCTATATCCATTATATTATGACACTGTTTTACTGTCAAGACTTTTCTAAACATCTTCTGTATAATGTCATTAGGGAGGTGTCAAAATGACTACTATTACTGTAAGAATATATACACCATTAAATGAAAATTTAGAAAAAATTTCTTATCAAACAGGTATTCTTAAATCTTCGCTTATTCTATATGCTATTAATGACATTATTAGAAATTCAAAAGTTAATGAACTTAAATCAATCTCATATAAAAGTGATGATAGCGTTCGTTCTACTCTCAGGATTCCTAGTGTTCTAAAAGAATTACTAGAGAAAACAGCTAAAGAAAATAATTTATCAGTCAATTCTCTAATAAATAATGCTGTGCATTCATTTTGCATATCTCATTGGTTAATTTATCTTTGATATATACAACCAGCATGCAATTATTATAATAGATGCAATAGGCATTCCTATTTCACTACTTAAATCTATCAACGCTTTGTACAAGTCTTCTGGTATACGAAGCGTTGTTTGCTCATGTTTCATTTTATCTCCCTCTTTCTTTAATTATTTTTATGATATAATTATGACATCATTTAGACTTTAAAAAGGAGGTATTATTATGTCAACTTCACTACCTAAATACACTTTAAGAATAAACAGAGTTCTGCTTGAAAAAATTAAATATATAGCTGAAAGCGAAGGTCGTTCTGCTAATAAGGAAATTGAACAAATAATAAAAAAACATATTGAAGATTATGAGCAAAGAAAAGGAGAAATTAAAATTAATATTGAAGAATAATTTATATACTCTTGCTAATCACTGATAGTATGTAATCATTCACTGACATACCTCTTTGATTAGCTTTTTCTTTACATTTATTGTATAATTCTTTCGTAATACTCAAGGTATACTTCTTTCTATTACTCAACCTTTAAATCACCTCTTTTTAAATATTCTGTATTTAATTTTTAGAGTTCTAAAACTGGCATTACATTTTCATAATTATTTCCCCCTAGCTTGTAAATCATAATTTACTGAATCTGTAAAAAAAATTTCTTCTATACTTTTTCCTAATTCTATAGATATTCTATATGTTATTTCTGCTGATGGTTTAACCATACCATTTTCAATTTTTGATAGATATGGTCTTGATATTCCTACCTTTTGTGCTAATTTACTTTGCGAAAAATTTAGCTCTTTTCTTGCTTTATATAAATTATTAACTATTTTAGCCACCTCCTCGCCTTCTGTTAACCATAGTATACAGTCTTTTTATTTTTATGTCAACTATGTTTTACTACTTTTTTAAATTTTGTCAACAATAGTTAACACTTTTCTGATATAATCATATTAAATCAAATCATAAGAGGTGAAATATATGCAAAAACTGGGTGAAATAATAAAGGAATATAGAGAAAAAAATAAGCTCTCTCTTAGAGATTTTTCTAACTTATGTAATCTTAGTCATACTTATATAGATAAACTTGAAAAGGGTAAAGACCCTCGAAATGGAAAAGCAGTTGAACCCACACTTGATGCATTAGAAAAAATCAGTCTAGCCTTAAATTTAACATTGGATGAACTACTTCTTAAATTAGGCAAAATTGGAAAAGGTGTCTCTATACAAATAGAACATGATGATTCTTTTAAAATAAATCAACCTTTAAATCCCATTTTTTCAAAAAGATTAAATGGATTAATGCAAGAAAAAAAAATATCATTAAATATATTAAGTCAAGAAGTAAAAATAGAAGAAGATTTATTATACAAATATAAAAATAATCTTAGTTCACCTCCAAGTGATGATATTGTAAAACTTGCTAATTATTTTGATGTTACAACAGATTATCTTTTAGGTACAACACTTGTTAGAAATCATATAGACACTGTAGCTGCACACAAAGCAAATCCACATGAGGATTTACCAGAGGAAGCTCAAGAACAACTCAATGATTATATTGAATTTTTAATGAATAAATATAAAAAATAAGGATTGAATCTATGTTAATATTAAAAAAATTGAGAACTGAAAAAGGAATTTCTTTAGATAAATTAAGCACAGACTTAAATATAAATAAATCTACTTTATCCAGAATTGAAAATGGGTTAAGAGAACCAAAAGAATCATTTATTAAAGATTGCTCAGACTATTTTGGAGTATCTACAGATTACTTAATTGGAAAAATTAACATAGATGATTCAAATAAATTAACAAAATGCTTAAATTCAACTTTTCCAATAAGGTTAAAAGAATTAAGAAAGAAAAAAGAATTAACTCAAGCAGAATTATCAAAATTACTTAATTGTTCACTAAGCAAAATTGCTATGTTAGAAACTAGCAAAAGAGAACCTGTTAAAGAAGACTTGTTAAGACTTTCAGAATTTTTTAATGTGTCAGTTGATTATCTGCTTGGCAAAACCTTAATTGAAAATTACACAACTACTGATGAAATATCCAAAATAATTAAATCTTATGAAAGTTTACCTAAAGAAGCTCAAGAACATATTAATAGCTACATAGAGTTTTTAGTTGATAGATATAAAAAATGAATATTTAGAGCAGTTCACTCCTGCTCTTTATATATAAAAAAGCTCAAAAATACATTCTTTTTATAGGGGGATTTCAATGAACAAACTAGATGCACTTTTAGACTTAGCAAATAATGAAGAAATAGAAATTTACTACACTGACAAAATAGCAGATGACATAAAAGGATTGTATATAAACAAACAAGGACTAAAAATTATATCATTACTTAATTCATTAAAACAAAACAATGCTAAACTAATAGAAATCTTAGCAGAAGAATTAGGACATCATTTTACCAGTGTTGGAAACTATGTATCTTCAAAAAACAGTTACAAAAATAAAATCTTGATAGACAAAACTGAAAACAAAGCACTAAAATGGGCATGTGAATTTCTTATAACAGAAGAAGAAATAATACATGTTATTAATTCACACGCTACAAGTGTATACGAAATAGCTGAAGAATTACAAGTTAGCATCAACTTCTTACTAAAAAGATTAGAATTTCTATCAAAAAAGAAAAGCATGTTGGACTTAGGAAATAATAGATTTTTAGTATTAACTAATTTGCCAAATTTCTACATATATGAGGATATTTTTTAAACTCATTCATTCTACTTTTATAGATTTTTTACTTAATAAATATATATTTCAATATTATTATAATAAACTACACATAAAAGCTAAAAAATTGTAAGAATATTAAGAAAATAATTAAGTGAAAACCAGATAAACAAAATTAAGATAATATTGTACATAACAAAAGTATATAAAGAGCAGTTAATCTGCTCTTTTATATAAACACCAAACAAACATACATTCTAAAAGGGAGGGATACTATTATGAAAGGTGGAGTAAGAAAACTAAAGTTAAGTGTGTTTAAAATAAAACCTTTATACACAGCAATGATTTTAATTAGTAAAAACATATTTCATATGTAATAAAGTTTGAAGTTAAAAGTGGAATAAACCAAATCTAGAAAAAAATTTTTATTTTAAGTTAAGCTTATTATAGATAATAAAATTCTTGCAAATTTAGAATCAAATGATACAATAAGAATATAAAATACTTGTTTGAGAGGATTATTTTCGTGATTAAAAATTTTGATGAATGGAAAGAGTATGATGGTTTTTCTTATGGTAGTGGAAGAAGCGAGAAAATCTGGTTAATTAATGAAAAAACTAAAGATATAGGCTTGTTTAAATTTCCTAAAACAAAAGAAACTGGAGAATATTGGGCAGAAAAATTAGCCTGTGAAATAGCTAGTTTGTTAAATATTCCTTGTGCTAATGTTGAGATAGGTACATATAATAAAAGAATTGGTTCAATGAGTTATTTAATCAATAAAAATGATGAGAAATTGATTGAAGGTGTGTGGTTAATAAACAAATATTATCCTTGTTATAATACAGATAAGTTATATGATTATAAAAATAATGAATACTATTCATTGAAAATGATTTTTAAATCTATAGAAGAATATAACATAAAAAATGATTTTCTAAAAATGTTAATTTTTGATTACTTGATTGGAAATAGAGACAGACATCAAAATAATTGGGCTCTACTAGAAAGTCAAAATAAAATTACTCTTAGTCCTCTATATGATAACGGCTCATCATTATGTTGTTATGTTAATATTGAGAACATAGATTCTTTCTTCACTGATCATCAAAGATTTGAAGCTCTTATAAATACACGTTCAAGATCAAGAATAAGGATAGATGAAAAAAATAAAAAAGAACCAACACATTTAGAAGTGCTAAAATATTTAAATTCAAATTATTATGAACAAACTATAGATTTTGTAGAAAAGATAATAAATCTTATGAATGAAGTAAACATAAATACATTAATAGATAACTATTCAGAAAATATTATAAGCCAAAAGTTAAAAAAATTGCTAAAAGTATATCTAAAAGAAAAAGTGTTAAGAATTAAAAATATATATAATTTGTGAAAGAGGGATAAAATGTCAATTAAAAATGGAAAAGATTTTTTATATGTTATTTGGAAAGATCCAAAAAGTAGGAGACAATTTATAATTGGAAAATTATCTAAAAATGGATTGTATGAATTTTCTTATGAATATGAAATTAATGAAGCTATTAAGGCAGGTTTTAATGCTTTGATATCATTTGATGATATTAGTAAAACATATTATAGTGAAGATTTATTTAGCCCATTTGCAAGTAGATTACCTGATAAAAAAAGAAAGGACATCGATAAGATTTTGGATAAGTATGATATGTCTGAGTATGATACATATGAACTTTTAAAAAGAAGTGGTGCAAGATTACCTATAGATACACTAGAATTTGTAGATCCAATTCCCTTGGAAGTTGATAAAAACATAATTAGATATTTTTATATTGCAGGAGTAAGACATTATGCTGGTTGCGAAGGTCATAAATGTGATGATTCAATAAAATTAGAATCAAATGAAACCCTAATTCTAGAATTAGAACCAGAAAATAAATTTGATCCTTATGCCATTAAAGTATTTGATAAAAAAAATAATCATATTGGATATATTCCTAGGTATTATAGCAGAGAATTAACAAGTCTAATAAATAGAGGATTAAAGTATAATTGCATTATTAAATTTGTTAATAAGGAAAATAATTGTGATGAATGTATAAAAGTTAAATTAGAAATCTTATTTAACGAATATAATTAATGTCTTCTTGTAAATATAGGAGACATTTTTTATATAAACACCAAACAAACATACATTCTAAAAGGGAGGGATACTATTATGAAAGGTGGAGTAAGAAAAAGAAGTAACAAATGGTATTACTACTTTGACCTAGGCATAGTAGAAGGAAAAAGAAAAAAAGTAGAAAGAGTTGGAGGCAATACTAAAAAAGAAGCAGAAAAATCCTTAAGAGAAGCACTAAATGAATATGAAAACTCTGGCATAGTATTTGAAGAAAGCAACATCAGTTTATCAGACTACTTAGATTTTTGGTACAAAGAATATGTCTTACTTAACTGTAAATACAACACTCAAGAAAGCTACCGAATAAACATAGAAAAACATATAAAGCCAAAACTAGGAGCTTACAAAGTAAAAGCTTTAACTCCTGCAATACTACAAAACTTCATAAATAAAAAGTACAAAGAGGATTACTCTCAAAATACATTACAAGTATTAAAAGCCATATTACATAGGTCATTAAAATCAGCAGTCCATCCTTACAAACACATACGAGAAAACCCTATGCAATATGTAAGCATACCAAAAACTAAATCTAAAACAGAAACTAATAAAGTTAAAACTATTACATTAGAAGAATTTAATCAAATACTAAATATATTTCCTCAAGATTCATTTCAACGTATAGTTTTACTAATTGGATTTCATACTGGTATGCGAAGAGGCGAAATTATTGCACTAAAATGGGATAATATAGACCTTGATAATAAAACTATCACAGTAAAGCATACTTTGATTAAAAAACCAAATGGAATGTTTGAATTAGGGCAACCAAAAACAGAAAGCTCTTGCAGAACTATATTTACAGGTGACACTTTAATAAAGGCATTAAAAGAACATAAATTATATCAAAAGAAAATGAAATTAAAATATGGAGAATTTTACTTTGATAGTGACTGGGTATGTACCAAAGAAAATGGTCAACAAGTGAATACTCACACTTTAGACACTATAGTAAGACAAATTCGAGTAGCTTTAAACAATGACTTCCATTTTCATTCTTTAAGACATGCACATGCTACTCTATTATTAGAAAATGGTGCTAACATTAAAGACATACAAAACCGTTTGGGTCATAGCCAATTATCAACTACAATGGATACCTATTCACATGTAACTGATAAAATGAAAAATGAAACTGTAGATATATTTGAAAAAATTACAAATTAG